AAGATTATGGGGGTCCTATGTTAGCCCAAGAATTAATTCTTCAAGGTGGTATTTTAAATTATGATGAACCTAGGTTTGGAGTATCTGATAATACATCTAACCTTCCTTCAAGTCAATTTAATTATGGGTATGGTGGTACGGAATTTGGTTTAAACGTTATGCCTGGATTATTAGGCTTTACCACAAAAACTTATGATAATGGAAGTCTTAGAAAAACAACTATAAAAATTAAAGCAAATAATAAAAAACAATTTGAATATCTAGAATCAACTTATCTTAGATTAGGTTACGTTATGTTGTTAGAATGGGGTAATACTACATTTCCCCTACAAGAAACTAATGAAGAAGGTACAACATTTACTAGATATGCTACAACAGGTGATAATGCAGCTTTATCTTTAAAAGATGAATTTTTATATTCATATAATAAAGGTCAAAATTATTTCCATACTCGTATAGAAGAACTTAGAAAAGAATCTCAAGGTAATTATGATGCTATTTTAGGGATGGTTGATAATTTTGATTGGGAGTTTCAAAAAGATGGAACTTATCTTTTAACTGTAAGTTTAGTTACAATAGGTAGTGTAATTTCTAGTTTAAAAGGTAACGTTTCCCTTACCTCAGTCGAATACCCCCCAACTTCTACAGATGAGGGGCCTGATGTTGATGAAGATAGACCCTCAGCATTAGAAGTAGCTATAGATGCTTTAACCCAATGTGAAAAAGTAGAGGACGAAGTAGAAGTTGACTCTACAATACTTAATAAAATTCTTGGTTATATAAGGGCCCTAAACCCAGGTACTGGTGGGATTAGTAATATAAAGTTCACTACTAAAATAGTCCCTACAAAAAAAGAGTTAACCCTAGAAGAAGAAGCAATGCTAGGTTTATCAACCTATGATCTCAATTCAGATCAAAATGTTATAGCATGTAATGCTGCATTTGGTAAAGACGCTTTTTCTGCTCAATATTATTTAAGATTTGGTACACTTTTAGAATTTATAAATAAAAAATTATTACTTTATGATGAAGATTTAAACCCCTCTCATATAGAGTTTGATACCTCAGATACTTACTGTTATAGTAATGGATTTAGCTTCCCAGCAGATCCAGAAAAAATGATTATTTCGTACTCCAAAACACTTAATAATAACCCAATTTCAATTTTTGCTGAAAACGAAACACAAATTAATCCTTTTCACATCACTAAAACTTTTAATTCTACACCTACTAAAGTTGGTAATGTAATGAATTTATATTTTAATAGAGACTATTTAAAATCTCTTATTAAACAATATACAGATGATGAAAAAGGATTAAAAATCCAACAATTTATTGAAGCCCTTTTAAATACAGCTAATAGTCAATTAGGTAATGTAAATAAACTTAAGTTAAGGATAACAGATAAAAGTTTTATTGATAACTCAACTTCTTTCACCACTGAAGGAGAAGCTAAGTATCGAGGTTTTGATGGAACCGGGGAAGGGGATGTTGCAGGTACTAATAAAATAGCAATTAGTAATTCTACACTTTCAACAGCAGTAATTACTGCTAAAGTAGGAGTAAAACAAGTTCTTGAAATATATGATGAAGTTGTATTTACCGAAACCCCAACCCAACCTACCTTTGTAGTTTATGGTTTTAATCCTGAGTCTGGAAGTAAAGATACAGAAAACTTTATAGACCAAGAAGGTAGTTTTGTTACAGATTTAAATTTAAAAACTAATATAGATAAAAATTTAACGACCTCAATTGCTATTGGTGCTCAATCTGGAGGTAGAGCCGTTGGTTACGATTCTATGGTTTTTAGTAAATGGAATGTAGGATTAGTAGATAGAGTAATCCCATCTAAATTAGATATTGAAAAAGCTAAAAGAGAAGGACTTTCAAAAAGAAATGATTGGACAAAATTATTCCAAACTTATAAAAGTTACCTTAGCAAACTATCAGGAGCATCTATAACTACTTTAGAATCCGATACTGCAAAATCCGTCCAAGAACGTTATTTTAGTTTAAATCTTGTAAGTAACTTTACAGGATATGTTATACCTAATGTATTTTTAAATGGTAATAAAGATGAAGAACCTTCATTTTCTCGTTTCCAAACTGTACAAACCAATTTTTTTAATAAAGTAATGGCTTGGGATGCCGAAAGGAAAAACACAGTAACCCCATTTCAAGGATTTTTACCCATAAACCTTTCATTAACATTTGATGGACTATCAGGAATAAGAATATTTGATAAATTAACTGTTGACTCTAGATTTCTACCTAAAAATTATACTGATACTTTAAATTTTATAATTACAGAATTAGACCATTCTTTTGAAAATAATAAATGGGTTACTAAAATAGGCACACTAAGTGTCCCTAAATTATTCCCTAATAACCCAACATCAATACCAATTTCACCTCCCTTACCTTCACCTAATGACCAAGCAGAAGTTCAAATTCCTCAAGAGGTTATTGAAGAAGAAATAGAATCAACTACAGAAGAACGTACTGATGCCCTATTATCTCCTAGTTATTTTATTATTAAACCTAGTGTATATAGGGGTGTTAGTATAAATGGTTTAAGACCCATGAAAAAAAGTAAACGTATAGAAAGGGATGGAATTGATGAAATATTAGATTTATTAAATGCCTCTCCTTATGTTCAAACTAAATTTAAATCTTTCTTTTTACAAATATTAGATACTTATCCTGAGGGTTATGCTTTTACAATTAATGATGCTACTCGTGTATTAGGCTCTTCTACCTCTACAGTAGGTATGGGTTCTGCTCATCAATATGGTTTAGCTATTGATTTAGGTATTAGAGAAGCAGCCCCTAAAGAAGTAAAAGACCCAAAAATTGGCAGGAAAAGACTATACGGTTCAGCAAGAACCAAAGAAAATGCTGATGCTATTCGAGCATTTGGTCTCCCTTCAATAGCATACCAACACGGAATTACTTGGGGAGGTGATTATACTGAGGGTTATGTGTATGATGTAGTTCACTTTGCTGTAGCCCCTAAATGGAGTAGTTTTAATGGAAGTATAAGAGCTAGCCTATACAAACACTTAGCTAATCTAAAATCCCTAATTGCCCAGTCTAAAACGAGCACACCAGTAAAAACCACCCTAAAATTCGTTAATACTAAAGATTTTGTATCATTAGAAATGAAAGATGGAAAACCTGTGTATACAATGAATGTAAAAAGAGTAATTTTTGGTGGTAATACAGCACAACAACGAATAAACAAACAAAAGTTAGGATATAATGAATAATTAATATGTACTTTCCAAAATCTTACATAACCCCAAATCAATACTCAAACGGTGAATTATTTCTTATTGGGACTAATACTTCATACACTGGATATTATTTTACTGTTCTTAATGGTAAAACTTATACAGGTAGATACCCTAATGATGGGGAACAATTAGAACTAACTCCACCCCAAAATATAACAACACCTACACAAGAAGAAGATGAAGGTGACTCTTTTTATGATCATAGATTTACTCCCCCTAACTTAACTTATTCTAGAATCAACAATACCCCAGAAACACCTTCACCTATAAAAGTAACCCCTTTTTACCCTACCCCAACCCAACAAGATTATAAATTAGGAGAGTTTACAAGATATTTTTCTAAAAAAGTAAATGAAAAGGTGTATATTGAAACAAAATCATTAAGTAAAAATGTTTTGTATATTGGCTTTTCATTACCTTGGAGTATAACAGGTGATAAAGATTCTACTTATAATTTAAACAAAAGAATGGTAGAATTAAAAGAAGAACAACTTAGTATAAGTGGATTTGGAGATTACCTAAAACATAATTATCTTAAATACTATAAATAAGATGGTATTAAGTGTTTTGGTTAATAGAAAATAAAGAACAATTTGAGGTTTTAAAAAATAGTGGTTTTAAAGAAGCGTTTGTAGAGATTATCTCAAATAATCCTTATCAACACCCAACACAAAACTCTATTATTGGCTTCTATGTAAGACCTATTCAAGGTCATAAGGGATACATTCTACCTACATCTCACCCCGAATGTGAAAATGTATTTGAGGATGAGGTATATTTATATTTGAAAGGGTTAGAAACGATATATGTAAGAGACAAGAAAGAATTCCTACACTACACGATTTTAAAACAACTTGTAGATATAACATTAGGATCTCCTCCGTATATACTTCCACAAACAACAGCTCATTCTACATTATATAGGAGATTTCCGGATCTATTAACGGTAAATCAACTCGTGCCAATTACTAAACATTATGAGGTTTGCGAGCAAGTATATGATGATTTAGAGCACCGTGTTAATACCGTGGTAAACCCGTTTTATAATGATAAAGCTACATTAGTGTTTAACGCTATAGAACGTAATGGTATAAAAATTAACAAAAATGAATTTGAAAAACATTTCCACCCAGTTGAAAACGAGGTTGTCTACACTAGTTACAACTATAAAACGCTTACGACAAGACCTTCTAACAAATTTGGGGGAGTTAATTATGCAGCACTTTCACATAAAGACGGATCCCGAAAAAGTTTTATTCCGCATAACGATATTTTTGTCGAATTTGATATTGGTGCCTATCATCCTACTTTGGCTGCTATGCTTGTTGATTATGACTTTGGTAGCGGAGATATTCATCAAGCCTTTGCGGATATGTATAAGGTTGATTATGCCAAAGCAAAAGAATTAACATTTAAACAATTATACGGAGGAGTATTTGATAATTATAAAGATCTTCCGTTTTTTAAGGCAACATCTGAGTATATACGTACGACCTGGGAAACCTTTCAAACAGAAGGCGTTATAACATGCCCTATCTCTAATTACGAATACAAACGTGATGTTTTAGAGAACATGAATCCGCAAAAACTATTTAACTATATTTTACAAAATATGGAAACAAGTTTGAATATCGAAGTACTTTTTCGTATATTCAAGCTATTGAAAGGTAGGAACACAAAGCTCGTACTTTACACATATGATTCATTCTTATTTGATGTTGATAAGAGTGAAGAATTTTTACTAGATAACATCAAAGAGGTTTTTTATAAATTAAAGTTACAAATAAAAGAAAAAAATGGAATCAACTACGATTTTACCTAAATACGACTATATTTATGGGGAAGACATTGACTCACCCCAAAATACTATAGATTTGAATAATAAGTTATTTTGTACTTTTACTAGTCTTGAGAATCTCGATAGCCTAGTAGAGGATTTACAATCTCAATACACAATCATGTACAACAAGATGTTTGTACTGCATATAAAAAGCAACGATGAGTACGTTGTTACTTATAATGTTGACCAAGGTAATGTATCATCTATTCCAGATAATACAATTTTAGTTCATCGTAAAAAAGATAGTAATACTCTTTATACCATAAATGCCCTAAACGAGTTAATTAAAGGTTTGAATGGTGGTATAGTAGATTCACGTTATAGAGTAAATTGGCAACACTATCGTAATACAATTCTTCTAACTCAACAAAATGAGCTTAAAGAGCTAAAAACCAAAATTCATAAGATTATTGAGCTTTAATTTGGCTCCCCGAAATTAGTTTCGTATATTTAGTTATTAATAAAAAGTTATAAACATGGATTTAGACGTAATCAAGCAGCGTTTAGAGGCGCTGCAAAAACCTGCCTCTAACAACAACAATGGTAAGTCATTGTTCTGGAAACCATCAGTAGGAAAACAAACAGTTCGTATTGTTCCCTCTAAGTTTAACAAAGCAACCCCATTTAGTGAATTGTATTTCCATTATGGTATTGGGAAACCAGTAATGATTTCTCCAATTAACTTTGATGAGAAAGATCCACTAGTAGAATTTGCTAAAAAACTCCGTCAAACAGACCAACCAGAGAACTGGAAATTGGCTAAAAAGCTCGAACCAAAAGTTCGTTACTTTGCTCCCGTTATCGTTCGTGGTATGGAAGATGAAGGTGTTAAGATTTGGCAATTCGGTAAAGAGCTTTACTCTTCATTCCTGTCAATGGCGATGGATGATGAAGTAGGTGACTTTACAGATGTAGTTGCTGGTCGTGATATTAAGCTTACTACTGAAGGACCAGAAATGACTGGTACTAAGTACAATCGTACTACAGCTGCTCCATCAATGAAACAAACAGCACTAGATGCTGATGCTTCAAAAGTAGAGAGTTGGTTATCAAATCAAGTAGACCCACAGGGTGTGTTTAAGCAAGTTCCTTACGATGAAATGAAATCAAATCTTGAATCTTGGTTATCTCCAGAAGATGCTGCTCAAGAAGGTGATATTATTGATGACGAAAAGGAAGTATCAACACCACAAACGAATTATTCCCTGAATACTTCTACTGATAATGTTAAGCAAACCAAATTGGATAAATTTGATAGTTTGTTTGATGATGATAGTAGTAACGATCTACCATTCTAAGTATGGCTAGAAAGGCGAGTAAATCACTAACAGCAGCTGTGTCTGCTGAGATTAAAAGTAAATTTGATCTAAGTAATTTCAAGGATAAGAAAGGTCTTAGTGGGAACGTTAAGTTTAAACCCCAACAGTGGGTCCCACTAAGTAACGCCTTCCAAGAAGTTACTTCAGTACCTGGAATACCTACGGGACATATCTGTCTACTAAGAGGTCATTCAGATACAGGAAAAACTACAGCACTTATTGAAGCTGCTGTTAGTGCTCAAAAAACAGGAATTCTCCCCGTATTCATTATTACTGAAATGAAATGGAATTGGGAACATGCTATGCAGATGGGTTTAGATATTGAAGAAGTATTTGATGAAGAAACTGGTGAGTTGATAGATTACCAAGGTAATTTTATCTATGCTGATAGAGAAACAATCCACACAATCGAAGATGTTGCTGCTTTTATTCTTGACTTATTAGATGAGCAGAAAAAAGGTAATTTACCCTTTGATTTAATGTTCCTTTGGGATTCTATCGGTTCAGTACCTTGTGAATTATCTGTACGTTCTAATAAGAATAATAATGAGTGGAATGCTGGTGCTATGTCAACCCAATTCGGTAATAGCGTTAATCAAAGAATTACATTATCACGTAAGGAAAGTTCAGCATATACTAATACATTAGTTTGTATTAATAAAGTTTGGACAGCAAAACCAGAATCACCAATGGGTAAACCAAAGTTGATGAATAAAGGTGGGTTTGCTATGTGGTTTGATGCTACGTTTGTAGTTACATTTGGTAATATTGCTAATGCTGGAACATCTAAGATTAAAGCAATCAAGGATAAAAAGCAAGTTGAATTTGCTAAACGTACTAACCTACAAATTGATAAAAACCACATTAATGGTCTTACTACTAGAGGTAAAATTATTATGACACCACATGGTTTTATTAATGATACTGATAAGGATCTTAAGAAATATAAAGATGACCATACTAAAGAATGGAGTAAAATCCTAGGTGGAGGTGATTTTGATATTATTGAGGAAGTTTATGAGGAGCCTGCTCCACAGATATTCGCAGAACAAGAACCAAGTTAAATTATGGCAAATAAGGATTTATTAGAGCTCCTCAATAACATGGATAAGGAGCCGGAGATACCCTCCTCACAACATGAAAGAGTTTTATTTATTGACGGTCTAAATCTATTTTTTAGAAACTTCGCAATGCTTAATATTGTAAATGAGCATGGTGTTCATGTAGGAGGGTTAGGAGGATTTGTTCGCTCATTGGGGACTCTAATAAATGCTATTCAGCCTACAGCAATGTATGTTATCTTTGATGGGGAAAATTCATCAATGAATCGTAAAAATGTTCTTTCAGAATACAAGGCTGGCCGTCACCAGTCTCGTATTACAAATTGGGAGATATTTGAAGATGTAGGAGATGAACATGATGCTAAATTAGACCAAATAGTTAGATTAATCGATTATTTAAAGTGTCTCCCTGTAAAAACCATAGCACTCGACAAAGTAGAGGCCGACGATATAATCGCTCATTTAGCGACGACTATCACCAATACTCATGACAATTCTCGAGCGTTTATTGTATCAAGCGATAAAGATTTTATTCAATTAACAAGTAATAAAATTTGTGTGTATCGTCCTATTGAAAAGGATTTTTATACACCTGAAACTGTAGTAGAAAAATTTAATGTTTTACCTGAGAATTTTATTTTATATAAAGTGCTTATGGGTGATGCTTCAGATAAAGTTCCTGGTATAAAAGGTTTAGGAGAGAAAAAATTACGTAAATTATTCCCTGAATTAAATGAACGTAAATTAACTTTAGATGATATTATTGAAATAGCTGGAGAAAAGCATAAGGAACATCTTATATATTCTCGTATTGTATTTGAAGAAGATAATCTTCGTAAAAATTACAAAATCATGGATTTACATAATCCAATGGTAGATGATTTAGAAAAGGCTTATTTAGAAGAGCAGATAGATGTTGATCCACCCGTGCTAAACCAAAAAGCTTTTCTTAGATTCTACCAAGAAGATGGGTTACGCCATTTGATTAAAAACCCTGAATTTTGGGTTAACAACCAGTTCCAAACATTAAATAGTTTTGTAAATGACTCTGAGTGATTTAAATAAGTATGGTCCAGCATTTCAAATTAAGGTTATTCATTCCTTACTTGATCGTAAAGACTTCCTAGTTAACATTCATGATATACTAGATTCATCATACTTTGATAATCAAGCTCATAAGTGGATTATTGATAACATTTTAAAATATTACAATGATTATCACACTACTCCAACCCCCGAGGTATTAAAATCCGAATACGAAAAAGTTACTAATGATGTTTTAAAAGTATCTATTAGAGAACAACTTAGAGATGCTTATAAAATTGTTGCTACAGATTCTGAATATATTCAAACTGAATTTTCAGCATTTTGTAAGAACCAACAATTAAAAAAAGCATTATTAGGTAGTGTTGATTTACTTCAGGCTGAGGACTACGATTCAATTAGAGGATTAATTGATAATGCCCTTAAAGCAGGTATGGATAAAAATATTGGACATGAGTACATGAAAGATATTGAAACTCGTTATCGTGAGGAACAAAGAATTACTATCCCAACACCATGGACACAATTTAATGATATTTTACAAGGTGGATTAGGTAATGGTGATTTTGGTTTGATTTTTGGTGGTCCAGGTGCTGGTAAATCTTGGTCATTAGTAGCATTAGCAGGTAGTGCTGTTAAAAAGGGATTTAATGTAGTCTATTATACATTAGAATTAGGTGAAGATTATGTAGGTAGGAGATTTGATGCTCATTTTACAGGCATTCCTGCTAACGAAATTACAATGCATAAAGATAAAGTTGAAGACGTAATGACTAAGTTACCCGGCAATCTTATCATTAAAGAATTCCCACCAAATAAGGCATCTATATCGACTATTGAGTCACACATTCAAAAATGTGAGGATTTAGGTACTAAAATTGATTTAGTAGTTATTGATTATGTTGACCTTCTTCGATCAAAGAAAACAAGTAAGGAGCGGAAGGAAGAAATTGATGATATTTATATAAGCACGAAAGGATTAGCCCGCGAGCTTAATATCCCAATTTGGTCGGCTTCTCAAGTCAACAGACAAGGAGCACAAGATGAAATTATTGAAGGACATAAAGCGGCGGGCTCTTATGACAAAATGATGATAACAGATTTTGCGGCTTCTATTAGTCGTCGTGCTAAAGACAAACAAACAGGAGTTGGAAAACTCCATATAATGAAGAATAGATACGGAATGGACGGACTTACTTATAATGCTGCTATCAATATCGCCATTGGTGAATATAAGATTATAAGTGATTTAGAGTTTGAAGAACTTGCTGGTACACCCGAATCTAATACAAATGGAAGTTCTGGAATACAAGATAATTTCAGTCTAACTGAAAAAAACCAGTTGCGTAACTTTCTCAATTCATAACTTTTTAATTAACAAATTACAATGGCAAAAAAAGACCTTTTGCAGGAACGCATCGTTTACAAACCATTTGAATATCAGGAAGCAGCTGATTTTTGGTTAAAACAACAACAAGCACACTGGCTTCATACAGAAGTTCCTATGATGAGTGACATTACAGATTGGAGCTCAAATTTAAACGAAACAGAAAAAAATATTATTGGGTCTATTCTTAAAGGATTTGCCCAAACAGAAACAGTTGTAAATGATTATTGGTCAGGACTAGTAACAAAATGGTTTCGTAAACCAGAAGTTATAATGATGGCTACAACCTTTGGTGCGTTTGAAACAATACACGCTGAAGCATATTCACTATTAAATGAAACACTTGGACTTGAGAATTTCGATGAGTTTATGGAAGATGAGGCTACGATGGCTAAAATTGAAAATCTTACTGCTGTTAGGGATAGTTTTAATGGCGAAAAAGATCTTCATGAAATCGCTAAATCACTCGCTATATTCTCAGCATTTACCGAGGGAGTTAATTTATTCTCTTCCTTCGCCATCCTCCTATCTTTCAAAATGCGAAATAAACTTAAAGGAGTGGGTCAAATTGTTGAATGGTCTATTAGAGATGAATCCCTTCATTCAGAAGCTGGATGTTGGTTATTTAGAACACTTGTCGATGAAAATCCTGAAATCAAAACACCAGAGCTTGAAGCAGCAATAAACGAAGCAGCTTTACTTTCACTAAAACTTGAACTAGATTTTATTAGAAAGTGTTATGAGTTAGGTGATCTAGAAGGGTGCTCTCAATATGATTTAGAGAACTTTATTAAAAATAGAGTTAACGTAAAACTAGGTGATTTAGGCTATAAAGCAATTATTGAAGGAGTTGATATGACTTCTGTAGAAAGAATGAGCTGGTTTGGTGCTCTTTCAGGTGGTAAACAACATACAGATTTCTTCGCAAATAGAGTAACAAATTATTCCAAAGGTCACATGGAATGGGATGAAAGTATATTTTAATTATGGATAACAATATTATAGCAGATTACTCCCAATGGGAAAGAGGTAAAGATTACCCTGAATTTTTTGATGATGTAGCTTTGTCTACAATTTCAAAAGGGTATTTAATGCCTGGGGAAACACCCCGCAAAGCGTATAGACGCGTCGCTAATGCTGTAGCTGACAGATTAAACAGACCAGACTTAGCAAATAAATTCTTTAAATATATTTGGAATGGATGGATTGGACTTGCAAGTCCTGTTCTTTCTAATACTGGTACAGACAGGGGTCTTCCTATTAGTTGTTTCGGGGTTGATACTCCTGATTCGGTTAGAGGTATTGGTCTCACGAATGCTGAGCTTATGCGCCTTACCTCCTACGGAGGAGGCGTTGGTATTTCATTGTCAAGGATTAGAGGAAGAGGAGAAAGTATAACTGGGAATGGTAAAAGTGAAGGTATTGTACCTTGGGCTAAAATTTATGATTCTACAATTATTGCTACTAATCAAGGTAGTGTAAGACGTGGAGCAGCATCAGTTAATTTAGATATTAATCATATTGATGTTAAAGAATTTTTACAAATTCGTAGACCTAAAGGCGATCCTAATAGACAATGTCTAAACTTACACCAGGCTGTTGTTGTAGATGATGCGTTTATGAAGCGCTTACAGGATCGAGACAGCGAGGCTATGTCATTATGGTTAGAAATACTTAAATCACGCGTAGAAACCGGAGAACCCTACATAATGTTTAAGGACAATGTTAACAAAGACAATCCTTTAGCTTATCGTATGAATAATCTAGATGTTTCTATGACTAATATTTGTACTGAAATTACATTACATACAGATGAGGAACACAGTTTTATTTGTTGTTTATCTTCACTTAACTTAGCTAAGTATGATGAATGGAAAAACACAGATTGTGTTGAAATTGCTACTTACTTTTTAGATGGTGTAATGGAAGAGTTTATCCAAAAAACAAATGGTAAGGACTCAATGATCAGAACCCATCGCTCAGCTAAAAAAGGTAGAGCATTAGGTTTAGGTGTAATGGGATGGCATACATTCTTACAACAGAAAAATATAGCATTTAATTCTATTGGTGCCACAGCTTGGACACACACTATTTTTAGTGATATTCAAAGAAAAGCTGAAGCTGCTTCTCGCCAAATGGCTCTAGAGTATGGAGAACCAGTTTGGTGTAAAGGTACAGGTATGAGAAATACCCACCTATTAGCAATCGCCCCTACTGTATCTAATTCTCGTATTAATAGTTGTTCAGCAGGTATTGAACCCCAACCAGCAAACATTTATGTGTTTAATGGTGCTAAAGGAACATTTATTGTAAAAAATCCTGAATTAGAAAAACTATTAATTGAAAAAGGGCACAATACAACTCGTGTTTGGGATCAAATTATGGGTGATAATGGTTCAGTAATGGGTCTATCTCATGATATTTTAACTGAAGATGAAAAGGAAGTATTTATGACATTCCCAGAAATCAACCAATTAGCTTTAGTTCAACAAGCAGCTACTCGTCAAAAATACATTGACCAAACACAATCATTAAATTTAGCATTTGATCCAACGGATTCACCAAAATGGATTAACCAAGTTCATATGGAAGCCTGGAAATTAGGTATTAAAACATTATATTATCTACGTACAGATTCCGTGATTAAAGGTGACTTAGGTTCTCGTACTACTGAAGATTGCTTATCTTGTGATGGTTAATAATATTTATTAATGTAATTTTAAAACATTTAATTATGAAAAAAGTATTAGACTTTATTAAAAAAATCTTTACAATTGTTAAAGATTGGATCGTAGCTAATGGTGTTGAAGGTGTATTAGGCTTAATTGCTGGTCTTATTCTATGGACATTTGGTTATAAGATTTATGCAGGATTTGCCTTTGGTGTATTTGCTACACGTAATTGGGATATCGTAAAAGCATGGGTATCAAAATTAGTAAAAAAATAAATTATTTTTATTTAATCTGTAAGAGAGGGACGCAACTTTGCGTTCCTTTTTTATATTTATTATTATAAAATGTTGATTATGAAAAAGTTTATATTATTTTTATTATTCTTAATACCACTACTTGGGGTATCACAAACCGCTGGACAAAGTTGGTTTGAAATTGAAATGGAATTTGGGCAATATACCTTTAATGACCAAACTATATTAATTACCCAAAATAACGATACCTTATACTACCAAGAGTATGGAGATACTTATAACAACTTAGCAAGATATCGTTATGCTGTTATAAATGCAGACACAGGTGATGTTGAAATTAAACTAACAAGTGAATATAGTGGTTGGTATGGAATAGGTACCCAAGCCCCATCTTATATTGAAATGCGTAATGCTACTCAAGGTGTACTTTACAACCCAGCATTAATAACATACGGCACCTTTCAAGGTGCTTTCCCTAGCTATACCTCAGAAACAACAGTAAATCTTCTATCACAACCACCTCCAATTGCTGGCTGTGTGGATTCGACTTCATCAAGTTATAATCCTAACGCTAATTTAAGTAACGGTCAATGTACATATCCTGTAGACTTTGCAGTAGATATGAATTCTTATCCCGATACCTTCTCTCAAGTTTACGTAAGTGGACAGTTTAATAGCTGGAGCGGTATTTGGGATTCTTTAGCTGACCCTGATGGTGATAACATTTGGACAGGTACAATTGATATTGGTAACAATCCAGGTTGGTTATGGAAGTTCTCAGTAGACAATTGGGCTGACCAAGAGTTACCTCCTGATGTTTTAAACAACCCATATGCTTCTTGCTTCCTTTTAGATGCTTATGGATTCACAAATAGAAACTTACCGGTAAACGGAATGGCTGTTGTGTTGGATACCTTTTGTTGGGAAAGGTGTTACCAATGTGAAGATGTCTTTGGATGTACGGATACAACATCAGCTGAGTTTAACCCATGGGCTACTATAAGCGATGGTTCATGTCAAGGAGCTGCTGTAGGTATTCCTACGTGTGGACCTGGTCAAACCTATATTGATGTACAATTCACCCCAGACACATATGGTGGTGAATCAAGCTGGATTGTTTATGATGACAACGGAGCAATATACACTGCAACTCAGGGTACATTCTCAGGCCAACCTCAAGGTGTAGCTATATCACATTACATTTGTGTTGATACAAACGTACTAATAGATATTATAATTAACGATACTTACGGTGATGGAGTAAACGGTACACTATATGGTGGTCAAGTTGATGGCGATTTAAAAGTATACGATTGTAATGGTAATGTTCTATGGGCATTATCTGATACAATTCCAAATGGTAACTTTGGTTACCAATTCACAACACCTCAGTTTAGTACCGGTAGTGCTTGTTCAAGTGGCTCCTCTAATGCTGTATCAGGTTGTATGAATCCATTCTCTACAACTTATAATCCTAACGCTACTGTAAGTGATGGTAGTTGCGGGTCAGCACGAGTAGTAGGATGTACTGATACTTCTTCATTTAACTACGATTCAAATGCAAATACCAGCGAAGTAATGACTGGTACTTATACTTTAAAAATATACGATGGTGCTTCAAATGGTTGGGGTGGTACTTGGTTAGGTATTAAACAAGGAGATAATCTTTCTCCTCAATTCCAAATCGGTCCTGATGATGGTAATAGTTTAGTATTTGATGTACCTTTAAACATTTACGAACCAATTGATTTATATTTATTTACTACTCCACAATCAGCAAACTCTATTGCTCAAGTAGCTTATACATTATATGGTCCTGAAGGAGATACCATTGTTGATGTACCTTATTGGGGAGCTATTACGGTACAATTCCCTATCATTCAGACTACAACTGCTCAGCCTACATTCGGTGATGTGTGTATTGAAAAGGTATTTGGCTGTACTGATTCAACTTCATTTAACTACGACCCATTAGCAAATACAAACGATGGTAGTTGTATTGCCAAAGTTATAGGATGTATGAACCCATTGTCATTCAATTATGACTCAACTGCTAACGTAGCTGGAGATTGTATTCCAATTATTGTAGGGTGTATGGATACTGCTTCATTTAATTATGACTCAACTGCTAACACAGCAGGTGCTTGTATTCCTGTTATTATAGGGTGTATGGATTCAACCTCTTTTAACTTTGATCCTTTAGCGAATACTCCTTCAAATAACTGTATACCTAAAGTATTTGGCTGTACTGATCCAACTTCATTTAACTATGATTCAACAGCTAACGTAGATAATGGAACCTGTATCGCCAGAGTCTATGGTTGTATGGATACTGCCTCATTAAACTATAACCCATTAGCCAATACCGATAATGGTTCGTGTATAGCTAAAGTATTTGGTTGTATGAACCCACAATCATTAAACTTTAACCCATTAGCAAATGTAAACGATGGTTCGTGTATTGCTAGAATTTATGGTTGTACCGATTCAACATCATTTAATTACAACCCGTTAGCAAACACTGATGATAGTTCGTGTGTACCTATTATATACGGATGTACTAATCCTACATCTAAGAACTATAATCCATTAGCAAACACTGATGACGGTAGTTGTATTCCATTTATTTATGGGTGTACTGACTCAACTTCATTTAATTATAACCCATTAGCTAATACAGATAACGGAACTTGTATTCCAAAAATATATGGGTGTACTGATCCTACAGCATTTAATTTTAACCCAAATGCTAATACAGAAGACTTTAGTTGTGTCCCAATTGTATATGGTTGTACCGATTCTACCTCAATAAATTATGATCCATTAGCTAATACTGATAATGGAACGTGTATAACAGCAATATATGGTTGTACAGACCCAAATGCTTATAATTACAATCCTAATGCTAACGTATCAGATACTACAGCTTGTTTGTATGATGCTGGTTGTATAGATGGCCCTGGTAACCCATACTGGCTAAATGATCCATGTTATGCTTGGGTAATTGATGTAGACGAGTATTGCTGTACTAATTCTTGGGACCCAGATTGTCAAGCATTATATGATTATTGTGCTACAAGTAGTGGTACAGTTGACATTGATGAATTTGCTTTTGATAATATAGTAGTTTATCCTAACCCTACTACAGGTAATTTAAATATTAAAACTTCATTAAGTATTACTTACAGTTTATATAACTCTATAGGTAAGGAATTAGTCAAAAATTCAACTGAAGAAACAATTGATATAACAGAATTACCAAATGGTATTTATTTCTTATCTATTAGATATGGTGATAAAACATTTAATAAGAGAATTGTAAAAGAAGATTAAGATGAAAAAATTACTACTATTATTACTTATTCCGGTTTCGGTTTTTGGTCAAATTAATGTAAAAGACCAAATTAAAAGAACACTTAAGTTCTCTACATTTTATGCTGCTTATAATGGTAATAACTCTATTTCAGATATTACTACTTATTCTATATTAGATGGACTTAATACTGAAACTACAATAACCCCTTACGATTACTCTGCTGTATTTGGTATTAGAAAGATTCAAAGATTTGGATACGAACCAAATATTCAGAATAGATTTAAAAACGGTACTGAGAATTCATTCTCAGATGCTGCTACAGTAGGTAGTAAGTCAAAAGGTTTCGAGTATTTATTTGAATTTGATTATAGAAGACAACAAGGTAAAGAATTTTTAAATCAAGACCATTTTGTAAGATATATTGCAGATAGATATGTTTTAAAAGTAGAATATTTAGAAGATGGTTTTGCCGATATTGGTTATTTTGAAGCTTCACAAAGGTTTAGACATAAATTTAACCGTAAATTCTCAGTTAACATGGGGGGTATGCAACGTATCTCAGAACCATATGGATTCGACCCATTTGCAGATAGATTACGTGGGGATGGAAGTATTCCATGGATGAAAATAGCTACTGAAATGGGCTATAATAGAGGCTTAAATGATATTTATACTGATGGTGATGGTAATATTGTAGCTAATAGTACAGAAGTATTTCAAGAAGTAGTAGTACCTCAAATCTTATCAGATTATGCAGACATTCAAAGAAACGCTTTACCCAATAAATGGGAATATTCAGTCGTATTAGGATTTGACTATTACCGCTATTCTAAGAACTTTTGGTTACATTCTTGGGCTAATTTATTACCTTATCACATTGACATAGAAGATCAATATAGTTATCATAAATTTAATGATGGTCAGTGGTTAGACTACTCTGGTGGTTTAATATTTGGTTATAGATTTAATCGTTCATTAGGTATTTTTGCTGAAGGTAGATACCATCAGTATTGGAATAGAAGTTGGTACGAATTTTCAACAGGAATTAATTATATTATATTATAGAATGGCTAAAAAGATAGACGAAGGTACTCAAGTTACCTTAGACTTAAAAACAATAGGAATTATATTATTCTTTGTAGCTACAGTTATTGGTATGTGGTTTTCACTTAATGCCTCAATTGATGAAGCAAAAGAATTACCATTACCCCCAGACCCTGAAGTTACAAGAATGGAGTACGATATGAAAGATCAATTAATCCGTCAAACTATTATGACTACAAAAGAAGATGTTGACGAAATAAAAAGTGATATTAGACGTATTGAAGAAAAAATTGATCAATTAAAATAATATGAAAAAGCTTTTACTCTTAATAACATTTTTCTTACTAAGTATTAGTGCTAAATCACAAGTAGTGGTTTTACACTTTAATGCTGGGTGGAATTCATCAAATAATGTAGAATGGGTAGAAGATTTAGAAGATTGTGAGGTAGATTTTGTTGATATTGCTACTAAAACTAAACTACAAAAAGAATATTCTATAGTAGTTGTACCTACAATCGTAATACTCCAGTATGATGAGGAAAAAAAACGATATCAAGCTGACTTAAGCTTTAAACTAGCAGCTACTAAAGATGAAGTTCAAGAATATATTGATGAACTGATACTAAGCGGATTCTAAAACATATTTATATATGTGAATAGCAGAAATCTTTTATTAACTTTTCTACTATACCTCCTTTCATTAAGTTCTTATTCTCAATCAAATAGTTTTCCCAATAGTTTTATCAAATCTGTTGAACATGGGGTGTATATTGACCACCACTTTGTTTTCCCATACACCCACCTTAACTTAACTACAAAATCAAATCTTTCATTCGAAGTAGGGATGATTGATCTCCCCGAACAAATTAATCTTAGATTTAATAATGTTATCCAACAACAAGCTGGTAATTTATCATATCTAATACCGAATGTAGAAGAATTTGCTGAATATAAAGGACGACCCCGTAAAAAAGAATTCACATTTTTTGCGGGTAAAACAATCCAAAAAAATAAATTTAGATATATTTTACAAGCAGGTACTTCTACAACTGAAACATATGTTTTTAAATTTTCGCATTATTATCGAGTAATAGCGGTTGATGGTGGATTTATGGATTTAGGATTACACTATCAATTAGGAGAAAAACGTCGTTTTATATTTTTTGGGTATAGTTGGGGAATTTTTTAATATTTATGACAAATAGTTTTAATAAAAAGTTTTTATTATGGTTAAATATATAAAAAAACATATCATGGCTTTTAAAGATATCTTTAAAGACGATAATGACATCAACGAAAAATCTGTAATCGGATTTTTATCATTTGCTGTAATGGTAATTTTTGCTAGTATTGACATTATTACAGGTATTAGAGGTAACGAATTTGTTATTACAGATACTATTTTTAATTCATTTGTAATTATAACTTTAGGCTGTTTTGGCATAGCGGGAGCAGAAAAAATATTTGGTAAAAAATGATGTTAAGTAAAAATTTATCACTAGGAGAATTTACTAGATCTCAAACTGCTAAACGTAGAGGTATTGATAATACCCCTAAAGGAGAACACCTCGAAGCAGCTAGAATATTAGCTGAGAATATCTTTCAACCTATTAGAGAGCATTTCGGGAAACCTATATTTATCTCTTCAGGATATAGAAGTCAAGCTTTAAATGAGGCTATTGGTGGTTCTAAAACATCACAACATAGTAAAGGTGAAGCAATCGATATAGATATGGACCATAGAAATGGTCCAGAAAATGAAGAAGTGTTCCATTATATTAGAGAAAATTTACCATTCGATCAATTGATATGGGAGTTTGGTACCGATGAAAGACCAGATTGGGTCCATGTTTCGTATAAAAAAGGTGGTCCCCAAAGAGGCCAAATCTTAGCTGCTAAGAGAAACTCAAAGGGGAAAACGTATTACGAAAATTGGAAAGCATAATGAAAACCCCATCAATCTCTCTCTGTTTAGGACTCACATCAACTATGACATTTTTAGGAACCTACTTCCTCGAGCTTACCATGGGTAACGCTGAACAATATTTATCTCTTATCGCTGTAATATTCATTGATGGTTTCTTTGGTATAGCAGCTGGTATTAAAAGGGAAGGCTTTCAAACAAGAAAAGCTGTCCGTGTATTAAAACGTGCTGTAACCTGGATTGCAATCTTAACTGTACTTTTAATGGTAGAAAAGGGATTTGCAGGAACAGCTTGGCTTAGTGAAGTAGTTGTCATACCATTTATAGTGCTACAAATAATTAGCGCCCTTAAGAATGCATCTATGGCTGGGTTTATTAAAGCAGAAG